AAGAAACATTCCAAATTGCTTTACCAGATTTAAAGAATGCCAAAGGTGATGTGTCTGGAACAGTTACTGTTAGTGGTAGCCATTCAGCAGGTGATACCACCATTGATATAACAGGAATAACAGGCACACTAAAGGCAGGTGATTTTATAAAGTTTGGTGGTCATTCAAAGGTCTATATGGTTGTTGAAGATGCAACAGGCGATAGTTCTAATGATGCTACCATTACAATAGAACCACCATTAAGAAGTGCTTTAACAGATACAGAAAGTGTTACTTATGACGGAGTACAATTTACAGTTAGACTAACTAATGATATTCAGCAATTTAACACAGGGGATTTAGATTTATATAGATTTGAAGTTGATTTTATAGAGGCGTTGTAATGGCTAGAGGATTATCTTCTGACCTATTAACGCAAATAAGCAATAATAGTATTAAACCGATTGCCTTAGTAGAAATACTATTTCCTACTCCTCAAAGGATTACTAATCATTACAAAGATTTAGTTCATAATTCTAATACCTATTCAGCAGGTGGACATCTGTTAAAGATTTCAGCAAAAGGTGAAAATTCACAAATCAATGTTGCTAATTTTAGTATTCAATTATCAGCAGTAGATAGTGCATTTGTTTCTATTGTTTTAAATAATGTAGTTAGTAATGATGAAGTGACTGTTGATATTGGATTTATAGATACTGATGAAACTTTAATAGACACATTTAATTATGATAAAGGATATATCAATAATTATTCTATTGATACAAAGTCTGGAATATTAACTTTAAACTGTACTTCTCATTTTGGGGATTTTAGTAGAACTGCAGGTCGTAAAACAAATGAAGGTAGCCAACAAAGATTTTATCCTACAGATAAAGGATTTGAATTTAGTGCCTTAACGATTGCTGATTTAAAGTGGGGTAGAAAATAATGGGATTTTTTGACGATATTTTTGATTTTATTGGTGGGATTGTTGAAGATGTTATTAGTTGGATAATACCTATTCCAGAAATCCCAGATATACCTCAACAAGAACAATCCAAAGGTACATTAATTAATAAACAATCTAATAATGCAAATATTCCGATTGTTTATGGTGAACGATTAGTAGGTGGTACAAGGGTATTTTTAGAAACATCTGGAGCAGACAATGAATATCTCTATGGTGCTATTGTTTTAAGTGAAGGTGAAATTAATGCCATTACTGAAATTAAAATAGATGATGAAGTAGTCACATTTGACGGTGTATTTGCTGACGGAAGTCAAATCACATCAACAGGTGATAGATTTGGAACAACAATAACTATCCAACCATTCTATGGTAGTGCAGGACAATCAGCATCTTCATTACTCACCACATTATCATCTTGGGGTTCATTACATAAATTATCTGGATTAGCATATATTGCGTTTCGTATATCTTGGGATAATGAAAAATTTACAAGCATTCCAAAGATACAAGCAAAAGTTCAAGGTAAAAAAGTAGTAAGTTATAACGCAAGTTTAATTGCTCAATCCCCTGCCTATTCAACAAACCCTGCTTGGTGTTTATTAGATTATTTAACAAACACTATTTATGGAAAAGGAATTAATGTTTCCGATATAGATTTACAAAGTTTCTATAATGCTAGTCAAACTGCTATTACACAAGTGACACCATATTCTGGTGGTAGTGATATTAACTTATTTGATTGTAATGCAGTCATAGATACTCAACAAAAGATTATAGATAATGTTCGTTTTCTATTAAGAGGTATGCGAGGTTTTTTACCTTATACTCAAGGTAAATATAAATTAATTTTAGAAGAATCTGGAACTGCTAGTTTAAATTTAAACAAAGATAATATCATAGGTGGGATTAAATTATCTAGTGAAAAGAAAAACGAAAAATACAATCGTATTAATATTAACTACATCAATCCAGAAAAGAATTATGAAGTAGATACTATTGTTTATCCAGAAACAGATGCAGAACATCAAACTTTAAAAACCGAAGATGGAGGTTTCTTACAAGAATTTCAATTAGATTTACAAATGATTACCAACCCCTATCAAGCATTAGAATTTGGTAAGGTTGTTTTAAATAGAAGTAGAAACCAATTAGGTTTGACATTAACTGCCAATTATTCAGCTATGGATTTAGCCATAGGCGATATTGTATCTGTCACTGATGATATTTTAGGTATGTCAGCGAAACCTTTTAGAGTGGTTGGTTTATCTATTAATTTAAATTACACAGTACAATTATCTTTAATTGAGCATCAAAATAGTTGGTACACTTGGGAAGAAAATATAGAACAACCTGTTGTTCCAGACAGCAATCTACCTAATCCCTTCTCAGTAGAAGCACCCAGTATTGACCATAGTGACGAACTAATATCTCTATTTGACGGAAGTGTTGTTTCTAAATTAACAGTCACTGTTAATTCAAACGATAGATTTGTTAATGAATATGAAGTTCAAATCAAACCACAAAGCGATACTAATTTTATTACTATTGGTCGTTCTACTAATAAAGTCTTTGAAAAATATCCTGTAATTGAGGGGTTAATTTACGATATTAGAGCAAGAGCCATAAACAGCTTAGGTGTTTCATCAGCTTATACGACTAGCCAACACGAAGTAAACAGTGCCTTTGAACCACCAGATGATGTCACAGGATATACGATTGATGTAGTGGGTGATAAACTTCACCATAGTTTTAATCCTGTCACCAATTTAGATTTAAGATTTTATGAGATTAGATATTCCTCAGATATTACCAAAACTAATTATGCTGATACCACTGTTCTAGTAGAAAGAATAGCAAGACCTGCAACATCTGTTGTCACTCCCTATCAACAAGGGGGTATATTTATGATTAAGGCAGTAGATAAATTTGGGGTGCGTTCTACTAACTATGATAGCGTTATTGTCACTGAACAAGTCTTTGGCGAAAAACAAAATACAATTCAAACCATTACTGAACATACTGCCTTTAGTGGAAGTAAAACAAATTGTGTTGTTGTAGATAATACTTTGCGTTTAGATACTTCAATTAACTTTGATGATTTAAGTGGTGATTTTGATGATGCCGAGGGTTTCTTTGACGGTGGTGGTGGTAATATTGTTGCGAGTGGCACTTATGATTTTAATACTGATTTTGATTTTGGTGCTAAATTTAAATTTAATTTACAATTAGATAGTTTGGTTGTTCAAAACTTAAACTATGTCAATAACTTTGATAGTAAACAGGGATTGTTTGATAGTGCAGAAGGATTTTTTGACGGTGGGGAAAACGCATCTGTATCTACTGACGTTCAATTATATGTTGCTACATCAGATGATGCAGTGACTTATGGAAATTATACTAAATTTAAAGCAGGTGATTATAATACTAGAGCAATTAAATTAAGAGCAATCTTAACTTCAATCAATACTGAAGAAACACCTGTTGTAGAACAATTATCTATTAGAATTGCCTTACCGAAAAGAAGCGAGGAAGGTTCTAATATTTCTAGTGGTACAGATACGGCAGGAAAAGTAATTACATTTAGTTTTCCATTTTATCAAACACCCACAGTCACCATTATTGCACAAGATTTACAGACAGGCGACTATTTCAATCTTAATTCTAAAAGCACAGATGACTTCAACATTGAATTTTTTGATAGTGGTGGTAATACTGTAAATCGCACATTTGATTACCAAGTAATCGGTATTGGACAACAACAATAAAATGAGGTATTAAAAAAGAAATGGCACAACACGACTATATCATCTCAAATCAAACTTTCCCTAATACGAGGACAGACATCAACAATTTAGCTAGTGCAATCGCTACAAATAACAGTGGAACTTCAGCACCAACGACACAATATGCAGGTCAATTTTGGATTGATACCACAACAACCACTTGGACTTTATACATTCACGATGGAACAGATGATATTCAATTCGCAACTATTGATACTAGTGCCAATACAGTCAATTTCACCGATAGTGCCTTAGATGTCGTGACAGACACCACCCCTCAACTTGGTGGAAACTTAGATTTAAATAGTTCAGACATTACAGGAACAGGTAATATTAATATTACAGGAACAGTCACTGCTACTTCATTTAGTGGTGATGGTTCATCTTTAACAGGTGTTGCTAGTGATGTAGTAGATGATACTACCCCTCAACTTGGTGGTAATTTAGATACTAACGGAAATGATATTAACTTTGGTGATAATGACAAAGCACAGTTTGGTGCATCTAATGACCTACAGATTTATCACGATGGTTCAGATAGTTATATTGATGATGTTGGTGCAGGTAATTTAATTGTAAAAGCAGGAAGTCTTAGAATAAAAGCATCTAATGATGAATCTATGATAGATGGAAATGCAAATGGTGCAGTTAATCTTTATTACGACAACTCCAAAAAGTTTGAAACCACATCTACTGGTGCAACAATTACTGGAAGTCAATTATTATCATCACCTGGAAGTTCTGTTTTTACATATTTTGATTCAACTTCTAATTACATTGGAAGAGATTCTTCAACTGGTAATATGGAATTTGGAGTTAATGGTAGTGACCGAATGCTTATAGATAGTTCTGGTACTGTAATGATTAGTACAGCAAACACAAATCCAGTCAGTAGTGGAGGAACAGGTGCATCTTTTAGAGCAAATGGGCAATTAAGTGCTAGTCAATCTGCTGACTATGTAATTCAAGTTAATAGAGATAGTGATGGTGGTATAGTTCATATTTTACGTTCTAGTGGAGTTGTTGGAAGTATCAGCGTAACAAGTTCATCAACGGCATATAACACATCTTCAGATTATAGATTAAAAGAAAATGTTGTAGAGATGACTGGTGCTACAGATAGATTAAAACAATTATCACCAAAAAGATTTAATTTCATAGCTGACGCAGACACTACAGTAGATGGTTTCTTAGCACACGAAGTTCAATCTGTTGTACCAGAAGCAATAACAGGAACACACAATGAAGTAGAAGTTTGGGAAGAAGGCGAAGAATTACCAGAAGGTGTATCCATAGGTGATAACAAACTTGATGATGAAGGTAATACAATTCCTAAATATCAAGGTATTGACCAATCTAAATTAGTACCTTTACTAGTAGCATCTTTAAAAGAAGCATTAACAGAAATAGACAATTTAAAAGCAAGAGTAGATACTCTTGAAGGTAATTAAAACAAAGGAGTGGTAATGTCCGATATTACGATTGACGGAACAGAATATAAAAAAGAAGAAATGAACGAGGAGCAAGTAGCACTTGTTGGTAAACTTGCAAATATTCAACAATCAAAAAATAACTTAAAATCTCAATTAGCAGACTTAGACATTCTATCTGATGTCTATATCAATAAATTCAAAGAACTATCCAAAAAGGAATAGGAATGAACTTAGATTCTAAATCTATAGGAATTATTCTAGCGATAGTGGTGCAATCCGTATCGCTAGTATGGTTTATATCTAAAATGGATAGTAGAATCGCCAATAATGAAAGAGATATGCAACGCATTTTGGAAATGCACAAAGATTATGATAAAATGCAAAAACAAATAGACCGAATATCTTGGCTATTAGATGCAGATGCAAGAACAAATTAAGGAGGCATTATGGCAACAGAAAAAGAACTACAAAAACAATTAAGAGAAGTTAAAAAAGAAGTAAGAGAATTAAGAGAGCATAATAAGTTCTTATTAGACAGATTAGAAAAAGCACACGAAAGAAATGCGGAAGTTAGAAAGCAAATGATGACGATGACCTTTGAAGATGTTATTAAAACGCAAAAAGAATTAGCTGACTATCAAGAGAAGATAAAAAAGGATAAAGAATTAATGGAAGCATTTGACAAACAATCACAAATTAAACTAGGCGAACTAGGTGCATAATGGCTAATATGACAAAGTTAGAGATTGGTGAAAAGGTAGAAGTCCTTATTACCAAACTAACTGTTATGGAAGAAAAAATAGATAACCTTCAAGAAGGATTAGCTAATGCTAATAGAAAAATAGAAGATTTAGATACTTCAATTAAATACGCCAAAGGCGGATTAAAAGTATTAGTCGTGATTGGAACAGTCACCGCTATCCTTGTGGGAT